CCCAGCGGTACTTGAACCAGCCGATGATCTTCTCCAGCGCCTTGAACCGCTTGCCGGTGGGGTTCTTCAGCCGGGTCAACTCGTCGAACACGATGCCGTCAAACGGCCCGATCCCGCCGGGGATGCGTTCAATGTTGTCGTAGTTCGTCACCACCACCTGCGCGTCGCCGGCGAAAGCGTCCACGCGCTGCTTGGGCGTCCCGACGGCCACAGCCACCTTCATGCCGGGCGCCCACTTGGGCGCCTCGACCGGCCAGACATCCGTGCAGACGCGCTTCGGCGCCAGCACCAGCCACCGCTTGACGTGCCCGTCCGACAACATAGCCGACATGGCGGTCAGGGTTATGGCCGTCTTGCCCGCGCCCACCGGGGCTAAGATCATCGCGCGGTCGTGCGCGTAAAGGAAGTCCGCCGCGGTATCTTGGTAGGGCCTTAACCGCAATTCGTTGCCCATTGGTCCACTTGCTCCTTCGTCCAGAGGCAGGCATAACGCTGCCCCAATCGTTCCATTTCTTGCGCGAACACCTTCTGCAACGGCGCTAGGCGGCCGCCCTTGGTCTTCAACTCCACAAACCAAGTCTGGCCGTCTGGCAGGCAAACCACTCGGTCGGCCACGCCACGGTGGTTGATCGACTTGAACTTGTAGGCCACGCCGCCCATACGGACGACATGCCAGACCAAGTGCCGTTCAATTTCGCTCTCACGCATAAAATTCTTTTACCCCCAATTTAGGACTTGTGCAACAGGTTCTGTTGCGATATACGGATGCCACACACTTCGAGGGAAAGTCAAATGGCACCACATTCCAATATCGTCGGCGGGTCGACCGCCAAGCGGGTCATCGCCTGCCCGGCCAGCGTCAAGCTGGCGCAGCAGATGCCGCCCAAGCCGTCGTCCAAATACGCCGACGAAGGCACCCTGCTGCACAACATCATGGACGCGATGCTGATGGACGGCCGCAAGCCGGAAGAGTTCATCGGCACGGAATTGAACGGCGTGACCGTCACCGCAGAACTGATCGAGGCCAAGGTGGCACCGGCGCTGGCCGCGTTGGATGAAATCGACCCTGACAAGCAGATGGATTATGAATGCGAGACCATTGTGGGTTTCGGCGACGCCCTGCCCGACGTGTTTGGCTCCGCCGACCTCATCGGCCGCATTGGCAACCGCGCCATCGTGTTGGATTTCAAGTTTGGCGACGGCGTTGACGTGCCGGTGGAAGAGAACCCGCAGGCGATGTTCTACGCGGCGGCGGCCATGCGAACGCCTGACGTGCAGTGGGCGTTTGATGGCGTCGGTGAAATCGAGTGCGTCATCGTGCAGCCGACCGCTCGCGTACCTGTCAAGCGTTGGTTGACAACTCCCGACCGCATCCGCGCCTTCGAGCGCGACCTGTTCGCAGCCGTCAAGGCGGCGCTGGGGCCGAAGCCTGCCATGGCTGCCGGCGACCACTGCCGCTGGTGCCCGGCCAAGCCGATCTGCCCGCTGCTGACCGGCAGCGTCGACCGCGCGTTGCAGGCGCAGATCAAGGCGCTGGACGCGCCGCTGATCGGCGAGATGCTGACCAAGGCCGACCTGCTGGAGCAGTGGATCGCGGACCTGCGGGCGCTGGCGTTTCAGATGTTGCAGGCAGGCGGCACGGTGCCCGGCTACAAGCTGGTGCCGAAGCGCGCCACCCGGCAGTGGGTCGATCCCGAGAAGGCGCGGGCTGCGCTGGAAGACCTCGGGCTTGACCAGACAGAATTGATGGAGACAAAGTTGTTGTCGCCCGCGCAGGCCGAGAAGGTGCTGAAAAAGCACAAGCTGGCCATGCCCGGCGACTTGATTGTCGCCATCTCAACAGGTGACACGCTGGCAACCAAGGATGATCCTCGCCCGGCGTCGTTACAGATCGGCCGTCAGTTGGCGGCTGCTCTTGGTAAACTCTCGTAAAGGAACGGTAAAATGAATGAAGTCGCGAAATTCGGTAACGCTAACCTCCCCTCCGTGCAGTCGCTGGCGCAGTCCCTGCGGTCGCTGGACACCGGCGTGGCCCTTGGCAATACGGTCATCCTGAAGATGGACAAGACCGGCCATTGGGTCTTCGGCGCTGACCAGACCGAAGTGGAAGACGACAGCACTTGGGCGGTCAACCCGTTCTCCTTCACCCATGGCTACATCGCGTGGGGCGACGGTGACGTGCTGGGTGAGAAGATGGTGCCGGTATCGCATCCCCTGCCGGAACTGGAGCCTGCCCCGGCTGGTTCCAAGCGCGGTTGGGAAACGCAGGTGGGCATGTCCCTCCAGTGCATGAGCGGCGAAGACAAGGGCATGGAAGCCCGCTTCTCGACCACCTCGGTGGGCGGCAAGCGCGCCGTGCAGGTGCTGGCGCTGGCCATCGCCACGCAGGTGGAGAAGGATCAGTCCAAGCCTGTGCCGGTGGTGCGCCTGAAGAAGGAACACTACACCCACAAGTCTTACGGGCGCATCTACACGCCTGTGTTCGACGTGGTGTCGTGGGTGAGCCTTGAAGGGCCGACTAACGTGGCGGAGCCTGAAGCCGAGGCGGAAGCCGAGGAAGAGGCGCCCGCGCCTGCTGAAACGGGCCGTCGCCGTCGTCGCGCGGCCTGAGAAGGAACGGCCCTCGGCGTAAGCCGGGGGCCTTTTCAGCATGACAGCGTACTACAACGAAATCGACCCTTTCGCAGCCCAATGGCTTCGCAATTTGATAGCGGCTGGGCATATTGCAGACGGAGTTGTTGATGAGCGGTCTATTTGCGATGTGGCTCCAGCGGACGTCGCAGGGTTCACTCAGGCCCATTTCTTCGCCGGTATCGGCGTCTGGTCCCACGCCTTGCGATCCGCAGGGTGGGACGACGACCGCTCCGTCTGGACCGGCTCTTGCCCCTGCCAACCCTTTAGCGCCGCCGGTCGAGGGTGGGGCACCAGTGACGAACGGCATTTGTGGCCAGAGTTCCATCGCCTCATCGCGGAGTGCCGCCCTTCAGTCGTTCTTGGAGAGCAGGTTGCGAGCGCGCTTGGCCGAGACTGGCTCAACACTGTTCGGTCTGACTTGGAAGCATTGGGATATGCCGCCGCTGCCGCCGATCTTGGCGCGGCGAGCGTCGGCGCTCCGCACATCCGTCAGCGATTGTGGTGGATGGCCGACGCCAGCGGCATCGGACGGCAGCGGCGGCCGTATTCCGGCCGATCCACTGCGAACGAAACGAAACAGCGGGGCGAAGGTTTGCGTGACGTTGAACCACGCAGCAACAATGGCCGGCTGGGCGTCCCCACAAGCGCGGGATCACAAGGGAGCAATGAACCCTGGAAACGAGTTAACGCACAACGCCAGGCCGCTGAACGAGATGTCCCGATTAGCAACACCAACCCGCTTCACGGCTTCTGGCGAGATGCTGACTGGCTCCTCTGCCGGGATGGAAAGTGGCGGCCAGTTGAACCCGGCACATTCCCGCTGGCTCATGGGGCTTCCGCCCGCGTGGGACGCCTGCGCGCCTACGGCAACGCGATTGTCGCGCCGCTCGCCGCCGAGTTCATCGCAGCCGTGATGGACTGCCAGCCGTGATCCTCTGGCTTGATTTCGAAACCCGCAGCCGCTGTGACTTGACCAGCGCAGGCGTTTACAATTACGCGCAGGACGGCAGCACCGGGATGCTGTGCGTGTCCTACGCTTTCGATGACGAAGACGTGGTGTCTTGGTTGCCGGGTCAGCCTTTCCCTGACCGCGTGGCGCAGCACCGGGGCCAGATACGCGCCCACAACGCCGCCTTCGAGCGGCTGGTCTTCTGGTATGTCTTGGCGCCCGAGCATGGCTTCCCTGAGCCGGCGCTGGAGCAGTTCTATTGCACCGCGACGCAGGCGCGGGCCAACTGCGCGCCCGGCAGTCTGGAGGACGTGGGCCGTTTTGCCGGCGCGGGCATGAAGAAAGACCACCGCGGCGCTCAATTGATCCGCGCCCTGTCGATCCCCAAGCCTGACGGCACATTCCGCGAAGACGCGGCGCTGCTGGCCGAGATGGTGGCGTACTGCGAACAGGACGTGCGCGCCATGCGCGCCGTCAGCAAGGCCATGCGCGAACTGTCCGACGATGAGTTGGCCGACTACCATGTGAACGAGCGGATCAACGACCGAGGGGTGCTGGTGGACACCGCGCTCTGCGCTGCTGCGGTGCGCTACGCCGCCGACGAACTGGTGGAAATCCAGCAGACCGTGCGTGAGGTGACCGAGGGTGTCATCACCAGCGTCAGAAGCCCCAAGATGCGGGCGTGGGTCGAACACCGGGTGGGCGCGCAGGCGCGCAAGCTGATGACCGTCTGGAAGGACGGGGTGCCCAAGGTGTCAATTGACAAGACCGTGCGCGCCAACCTGCTGGCGCTGGCCGATGAGAACGCCGACGAAGTGCCGCCCGACGTGGCCGAGGTGATCCAGTGCGCCGACGACTTGTGGGCTAGCAGCGTGGCCAAGTTCAGCCGTGCGGCGGCGCTGGCCGACGCCGAGGACCAGCGGGTGCGCGGTGCGTTTGTCTTTGCCGGCGGCGCTGCCACAGGTCGGGCCAGCAGCTACGGCTTGCAGGTCCACAACTTCCCCCGCAAGTGCGCCGAGGCGCCCGACGACGTGCGGCAGGCCATGGTGCGGGCGCATCAGATCGTGCCGCGCTACGGCAAGCGCGTCACGGACGTGCTGAAGGGTATGCTGCGCCCTGCCCTGCTGCCATCGCCCGGCAAGGTGCTGGTGGCGGCGGATTGGTCGGCCATTGAGGCGCGCGTGAACCCGTGGCTGTCCGGTGCCGGCGACGACAAGCTAGAACTGTTCCGCACCGGCAAGGACGTCTACAAGGTCAATGCGGCTGCGACCTTTCGCGTGGGCATGGACGATGTCACCAAGGACCAGCGCCAGGTCGGCAAGGTGCAGGAGTTGGCCTGCGGCTTCGCGGGCGGCGTGGGCGCCTTCGCTGCCATGGGTCGCATCTACGGCGTCCACATGCCCGAGAGCGAGGCGCAGCGCATGGTGGACGCGTGGCGCCGGGCGAACCCGTGGGCTGTGCCGTTCTGGCAGGGGCTGGAGGCCGCCTACACCCGTGCCATGCGGAACAAGGGCCATGAGTTCAGCGCCGGGCGGGTGACGTATTTGTTCGACGGGGTGCATCTTTGGTATGCGCTCCCCTCTGGTCGTGTGCTATGCTACCCCTTTGCGAAGCTTGAAGCGGATGGGGTCACCTATGCCAAAGCCTCATGGAAGCCCGGCGCGGATGCCACGGAGTGGCCGCGCGCCCGCCTGTGGCGCGGGCTGGCCTGCGAGAACGTCACGCAGGCAGCGGCCCACGACCTGCTGCGGCACAGCCTGCGGCGGCTAGAGGCGGACGGGCAAGACGTGGTGCTGCATGTGCATGACGAAATCGTGGTCGAGACGGCCGACCCCGAGGCTACCGTCGCCGCTATGGAGCGGGCGATGTGTGTGCCACCGAATTGGGCGGGCGGCATCCCGCTCAATATCGAGGCCGAAGTGATGACGCGTTACGGGAAATGAGGAGGGAAAGATGGAGTTCATAGAGTTTCTGGAAAGCCTAGCGCCGCAGCGGGAAACGCTGCTGGTGGTCAGACAGAAGCCTGTCATGCGCGAGGGCGCGCAGGTGCTACACGCGGACGGGTCGCCGAAATACACCTGGCCGGCGTTCCTGCCGTCCAAGCGGAAAGGGGAGGGGGCCTGGTACGCCAACACCGGCTCCTTCATCTTGGAGCGGTTCAAGGACGGTCAGCCGTCGGCCTCGTCGGCCAATTGCGAATATGTGCTGGTGATGATGTTGGACGACGTGGGGACCAAGGCGAAGACGCCGCCCCTGCCGCCGACATGGGTCATGGAGACCAGCGAGGGGTCGTTCCAATGGGGCTACGCCTTCAGCGACCAGCCCACTAAGGGCGAGTTCACCGCAGCCATGGACGCCATCGCGGCGGCTGGCTACACCGACCCGGGTGCGACCAACGCGGTGCGGAATTTCCGTTTACCCGGGTCGGTCAACCTGAAGCCCGGCCGTGGTGAGTTCAAGGCGCGCCTAGTAGAGTTCCACCCCGGCCGCGAGTTCACCCTGCCGCAGATATGCGAGGCGCTGGGTGTGGCGCCTGCCGCGGCTGACACGGCAGCGCAGCGCGCGTTCAAGCTGCGCGACACGGGCAAGGACAGCGTTCTGGGCTGGCTGAACGAGCAGGGCCTAGTCCTGTCTGGCGTCAACGCCGAGGGCTGGCTGGGCGTCGTCTGCCCCAACCATGGCGAGCATACCGACGGCCAGATCGGCGCCCGCTACAAGCCGCTGGATCGGTCGTTCTGCTGCTACCATGGCCACTGCGAGCATCTGGACACGCGGGCCTTCTTGGGCTGGGTGGCGGACAACGGCGGCCCACGCGTCACGCCCGGCCTGCGCGATGAGTTGCTGGCGGAACACATGGCGCGGGCCATGGACAAGTTGGCACCCACGGCGGAATACCCCGACCGGGCGGCGGAGATCATCGCCGAGGTCGATCGGAAGGAGGCCAGCCGGGTCCAAAAGTCGCAATGGTATGAGCGTTTCGCTTATGTTGTGTCGGACGACAGCTTCTTCGACCTTCAGGAACGCCGGGAGATTACCCGGTATTCCTTCAACGCCTTGTTCCGGCATGTGCCCTGCAAGTCAATCCACAACGCCCGCAAGATCGAAGCCGCCACCTGCTTCGACGAGAACCGCCAGGCCATGGGCGCGCGGGTGCTGGAGGGCGTCACCTACGCGGCGGGCGAGAGCGTGTTGGTCACGCGCAATGGCGTCGTCTATGGCAACCGCTGGCGCGACGGCCGCCCCGACGTGTCGACGGTGGCGCATGAGGACATCAGCATCTGGCAGCAGCACTGCCGGCGGCTGGTGCCAGACGAGGCCGAGTTGAACCACCTGTGGGATATAATGGCCTTCAAGACGCAGAACCCGCGCGTCAAGATCAACCACGCCGTGCTGCATGGAGGCCATGGCGGATCCGGTAAGGACACCATGTGGGCGCCGTTCCTGTGGGCCGTGTGCGGGCCGGGGCTGGTCAACCGGGGGCTGGTCGATGGCGATTCACTCAACAGCCAATGGGGCTACGCGCTGGAGAGCGAGATCATCATCCTGAACGAGCTGAAGGAGCCGGAAGCCGCCACCAGGCGCGCGCTGGCCAACAGGCTGAAGCCGATCATCGCCGCGCCGCCTGAGATGCTGACGGTCAACCGCAAGGGCCTGCACCCCTACGATACCGTCAACCGCGCCTTCGTGCTGGCCTTCAGTAACGACCCGGTGCCGATCACGATCAGCAGCGATGACCGCCGGTGGTTCGTCCTGTGGTCGCAGGCGCCCATCATGGCCGAGGCCGAGGCCAAGCTGATCTGGCGCTGGTACAAGGAAGGCTTGGGGTTTGAGAAGGTCGCCAAGTGGCTGCACAGCCGTGACGTGTCGGCGTTCAACCCCGGCGCGGCGCCTGTGCTTAACGACGCTAAGGCCAACCTCATCGAACACAGCATGAGCATGGCCGAAAGCTTCATCGTCGAACTGATCCGCAACCGTCAAGGCGACTTCGCCAAGGGTGTCATCGCCTCGCCCTTCCATGCCGTGTGCGACCGCCTGAGCGGCTTGGCCCCGCCAGGCGTCAAGATCCCGCAGCCGGCACTGCTTCACGCGCTGAAGGAAGCCAAGTGGGTGGATGTTGGCAGGGTGGGGACGGTCGAGTTACAGAACAAGAAGCACATCTTTGCGACGCCCGAGATGGCCAAAAAATACAGCAAAAGCGACCTCCGGCGCATTGTAGAAGAGGAAGCTGCGCCGAAGGTGGTCAACCTCAAAGCGGTGGGTTAGGGCGCCCCATGGTTTCGTTTGGCTGGATGCGGACCTCTTTATTGGGCCACGTCCAGCACTGCCCTGTGGCGTCTTGGAAGCAGACCCATAACAGGTCTGCCTCCGGCCCGTAATCGATCACCAAGTGCGCCCACGCCCGCCCCTTGGGTGTCAGCAGTGGCAGCGGCGGGTTCAGTTGCTGGATCATTCTTTTTCTCCCAGCGCCGCGCGGGCTTTTGGATACCTATCTTTGGATTGATTAGCACCCAGCACTAGCGGCCTAACTTCTTCTAGCGCCGCCCGCAGCTTTTCGATTTCGTCGGCGGCTTCAGCTTGGTCAGGGTCAAACTTGGCGCATATACGCAGCCGTTCCACAATGTCGCTCATTCCTTTTCTCCCAGCGCCGCGCGGGCGTAAACGTCGGGCGGATCATCAACGCCCTTTTCCCATGCCCTAGCTTTCATCGCCTTTACACCCCATTCGGCGGCTTCTTTTTCCGTAGGCTCAAACCCTAGCGTCATAATTTCATTTTCCCGCACGACCACCGCCAGCCAAA